TTATTTGAGAGAATTCTCTGGGAAAAACTTAGCTGCGAATTCCTTCAGGTCAATATCCTCTTCCCGTCCATTCTCAAATTTAAATTTCCATACATTTTGCTGCGGACTTTTGGAAATCGTTCGTATTGGATCATCTCCCAGTTTTATACCCCCTTTTCTCAGAATCGCTCTCGCTCCTTTTACGTCCCCACTTAGCAATAAATGCAGCGCATCGGGTATTCGTTTTTTCTTTGCCGTATAGGCCTGGCTCATCCATGGGGCCATCTCCTCCAGAAGGCCATACTTCCTGTAGACGCTTGCCATGCGAGAAAGCTCATCCGGGTCTTCCAGGAGATTGCCGATCAACATGCGCTTGCCGATCATCTCGTCAGACGACGTTGACCGCTGCGCTTGCGCTACTGGCTCGTCCACGCTGGCAAGCCCCGCCGCCCTTGTGTCCACGACCGTAGGCGTTTGCGCTGATATAGCGCTCAGCCCAAGAGCTAACCGAAGAGGCTGGGCTTGCGTGCTGTATTGACCAGGGCGCTGCATGGCATCCGGCCAGCCGGCGACTATCTCGTCATTGGCGGCCCGCAGCCGGGCGCGCTTCTCTTTGTTGTAATCAATCTCATCCATTTTGGCCTGATGAAATTCTGCATCCCGTTCATCGGCTTTTGCCTTCCTGCCGACATATTGCCGTCGCAAACCCATTTCCTGGCCGGCACGCAGCCCTTCTGCGAGCCCTCCCGCAAACGCACCGAGCCCGCTGAATCCCTTAGCCATGCTCAATCTCCTCATTTTTCTTGTCGGTACGCTTCAACGCAGCCAGACTCCCGCTATTGATTCGATGGATAAAATCCTCTCCCACTAACACCACCGCTTTCTTGTTCAGCACTGCTTCTCCATTGGATAAGCGGATTGGCCGAGTACCTTCGATGGTTCCTCGGATAGAATCGCTCGTGCCGGTGCCAGGGCCTTCTATTATGCCGCCTTCCGTGTAGCCCTCCCGTTTAAGGAAAGACAAGCCGCAGTCACAACGGCCGGGTTGGAATCTATAAATACTGCTGTCCTTGATTACGCCGCCTTCGCGCAGCCCCGGGCCCATCAGGTAAGCTCCGCCCAGCGTCCCAGCCAGATTTCCCAATCCACTAAGCGCCGCCGCCTGGTTTTGCTGTTGTTGCTGCCAGGCCCCAAGCTGCCCCTGGTACTGATTCAGCATCATGTTGCCGGCAGAGTTATTTGACGTAAGAGCCCCACCGAACCAGTTCTGTGCCGCATTCATCCCGGCATTATGTAATCCCGCTTGGGTGGTGAGATTTCCTGTGGCTGAGTTACCGGCATTTAACGCCGCCGCATCGGTTGCTATCCCGGTAGTGGGCATACTGCGCCCGAATTGCGCCGCGCCTTGCCGCATCGCCATGCCTTGCAGTTCCGTATCCCACCGTGCCCTGTTCATGGCGCCTGCCGTATCCTTTGCAAGCCCCAGGTTAAGCTCATGCGCCAAAGCCTGAAATCTGCCCGAATTCGGGTTGACTCCCATGCGGGCCATCGCCCGCTGGTTCGATTCCAGTGCGCCTTGATACCCTCGTGCAACGGTGCCTCCCGCTTCCGCCGCCATCCGGTCTTTTCGCTCCGGCGAGTCAAACTCGTTGGCGTCCTTGACCATACGCTCTTCAACCGGCGCAAACAGGTCACGATAAATCTGCCATTGTGACTCCGCCCGCGCGGCATTCGCCTCGCCGGATGCGATTTGCCGGTCGATGACCTTTTGAATCAGCGGGTCCTGTACTCTGGCCCGGTCCTTCTCCCATTCCAGTTGTTGTTTCGCTACGTCAAGCTGCTGCTGCCCGATGTCGGCATTCTGCTTTGCTGCCTGGCCGATCAACGGATCGGGCTTAGGCGGTTTCGAGCTGCACATCTTCTGTCTCCAATATTTTGGTCAATCCGTTTTCAACATGACGATAACCAAGCAACCGGAAGAACCGGCAGGCCTTGTTTACCGTCTTCACGGTAATATTGATTTCTGTTGCGCCCAGTACGCGCATCGCATTCTCGACGTAGGCAACGAAACGGCTCGCCGCCCTCCCCTTGCGGGCTTCGGGCAATAGGTAGAGCGTGTCTTCCGTGGCAATAATGGTTCGCGTATGCGTGCTTTTATCGAGATACATCGCGCAGTTCCCCAGCAACTTGCCGTCCTGCCTCAAGGTCAAGAGAACGTAGCGCCCAGCCCGCTCATAACGCAAAAATGTTTCGTAATCAGGGTTGAAAGGCAGGTTATGGCGGTGCACTTCTGTCTCATTCCAATGCGCCCGGTGCAAGGGTTTTATTTCGTCCGCAATGTCTCCAATGCGCTCGATCGCGAATGTAAAACCTTCATGGTGTTCCGGCTTGATCTTCCCAATGGCGCTTGCCTGTACCAGCGTTTCGAGCCGCCCGGCCGCGATGCAGAGGTCAGCAGCCAGTTCCGGCGATAAGGGCAAGCCAATATTTGCCTTGAGCAAGGCAATCAGTTCGGTATTCAATTAGCTGTCCATTCTGGTGATGAGTTGTTCGAGCGAATCGCGCACGGCGTTTGTGTAGCGATAAAGCGCCTCGCACTCTGCCCTGGTGGGTGTAGCGGAAAACGTCAACGCCTGGAACCTGGGTACTGCTATCCTGTTTCCCCGCCTTCCAGTCAGTATCTCGATCATCGTTTTGAGCCATTCCGGTGTTCCTGGCGGTATACCCGGCTTCTTGATGCGAAACGCTTCGACGATGCCTGAAATCAGCGATGCCTCAACTACAATCGCATTGCTGATCGTACTGATGCCGGCTTTATTGAGCTGGCTCGACGCGGCGGCAACAAGAATATATGTCTGAGCGACAGATCCATTTCCAGCAGTGTTGGCTTGTATGGATGGCGCCCCTGCCAGGCCTCCTTTGCCGATATACAGGGGGCCGGTACCGCTTGTGTTCGCCTGGACGGGCGCCAGGGCAACAAGACCGTGTGCCTGAATTACCCCGGATGCAGAGGACATGCTCTCTTGCGTTGGCCCTATAACCAGCAACCCATGAGCCTGCCTTATCGCGCCCGTTTCAAACGTATTGATCTGATTGTTCGGCTTGGCGGCAAAGGAAAGGTCAGCTGTAATAGCGCCAGCGCTCGACGCGTTGACCTGAGAACCCGGCACAACGGCGAGAATCTGATCTTGAGTAATGGCCTCGACACTGCTCTCGCCAGCCTGGGCCGGTACAGACCCAACCAGAACGTGATGCTGGGCGATTGTTTTCGCGTTGCTCTCATTTGGCTGAATTGAGCTTGCGCCAGTTAAAATATGCGCCGATCCACTACTGCTCCACAGCTTTCTTGTCCGGGTCTTTAATAACTGCCATGGATTTTCATGGAATGCCCTGGATTCAGCTTCACCCCAAACGGCATCGGAGTATCCGGCTATCAGTATCGTCCCGCTAAAGTCCCATAATGTTCCACCGGGGTACCGCCCAAGATTAAAATTCTTGTTCCCCGCTCCCCATGCGACGGGGGGTCCGGCCCATTTTAACCCGCTATCTGTCCCGTCGAGGAAGGCTTTGCATGTTGCCGCGGTGCCCCCGGACGCCAATACAATGCTCCGGTTTTTAGTTTTGAACCAGGACGGTAGCGTGCCGATACTGGCTGGAGTGGAACTGATATGCACTTGCAGACCGGGATTGATCTGGTGCGCGAATCCGACAGGAGATGATGCGCCGAATAAAGCATGCCCATGGGTGTCAGCAGCACCTACAGTGGGGCACCACATAAAGAAGGAGCCTGTATTGCCGGTAATCTCCGGGTAGCCCGTATAACCGTAATAGTCATCAGCCCCGTCGAATGAGAATGCGCGTCCCCCTTGGGTCGTTGCAATTGCGGCATTGCCTCCGGATGCCCAGGCGCGGCCTGTTACGAGATCAACCGGCCCCGCAGCGGGATTCCACAGTATTTGTACGCCTTTGGCAAGTCCCGCATAATCGATTGGCGCCGCATACTGAGGTTGGTTTTTGAGCCGGTGTGGCAGGATTATCACGGCCATGTTTTACGTGTTTTTTTAGTTGGAAACGCCGATAATATCCGCCATGTAAATATTCCCTGAACTCAGCGGCACACCCATATCATTTTTTACGACCAGCTTCAGGTAGCGAGTGATAGGCAGACCTTGCAGGCTGAAGAATTTCCGATGCGTGCCGGTATCATTGCAAGACAATGTACCGATCCAGTGCAGGTCCGCTTCTTCGGTTGCAGTTGTGCCGCTTTCCGGTCCGCTGCCAAAATTGATATTGTCCAGTGACAGCTTTGCGAAAAGGATAAGCTGCCGATTGCCGCTCGGGATTCCGTTCGGATCGCATTCCACTTCGAAAGTAACGTCCAAAGGGATGGCCGACCCGAGATCCATTGCTGACGAGCTTATATAGGTAGCGCTTGCCAGCGTCCCCAGATTGAGTACGGATGCGCTGCGAGCGCTTTGTGTTTGTGTGAAATTCGCCATAGCTTATCCTAAAGAGTTTTTTTGCTTTGCTTGGTACGGTCCCGTTTAAACAGGCTGTGCGCTGGTATAAGTTAAAATCGGAAAGTTGACCATATTCCCGCTGGTAACCACCTGGTCGGTGGTCTCATCCGTTACGAGCAGAACCTTGCTGGTGCTATCGGTAAAGGCGATATGCAGATCCGGAGCGGCGCCGGAATTGGCGAAGGCGGTTCCGTTTTTGGCGGAGACAGTTAAAACACGAGCGGCGGCATCCGCGCCGGATAGCGCATAGTCCCCTGGAACCATCGTAACCTCGCAGATCGCATTTCCGTTAACTGTCGCGTAGCTGTCTCCCGCCGTGTAGGCTTTGAGCAGCAGCATGCGGACTGCGCCGCTCCTGATCGCATTAAGACCGCCGTCTAAAACATCGGCTGACACATATTTCGCCAATTCAGTACTCCTTTTCTATAGTCGTAAAAAAAGCCGCTTATCAGAGCGGCTTGGGTGCGGATCAAATACTTGTTATGCGTGCTTCAATCCATCCATTGTTTCTGCAAGCACTACACCGGACACTTTCACATTACCCGATAGCACAACCTCCACGTTATCGGCTTTGTAACCGCCAGGAAGCCGGAAAGCACGGGTATTCCTGACCTGCCGGGTAAATTTCAGATCACCATCAGCCCATAACTGAAATTGCAGCGAGTCGATAACAAGCGGTGGAATGGCTTGCATGGCATCGCCCCCGATCTCGTCTTCCCCCAGCGATGGGTCGGCCAGGCCGTCATCCACTTCGCCGAAATCAATAAGCGCCTGATTGGCCCCAAGGGCCGCATCGTAAGAACTCTTTGCCGCTGCCGACTCTGCTTCGGACATTTCAAAATCGGCATCGATCTTTGCCGCGCTATAATTGACCGGTGGCGCGCTAACGAACTTCTTGCTCTTCCACTCGTACGTGAGTTTGGTTCCTGAATCTCCTTCCCATTCGTATATTTTTCTATCCAGCGCTACGTAGAGCCTGCCTGTTGCCGGGTCTGCCCATATGCAGGTAATGCGCTGGTTTACCTTGATAAAGGATGCGCTCTCGGCTTTGTCGATTACGAACATCAGCGAACTGCCCTCAACTGTATAGCCGCAGTAATAGCGGTTATCGGCGGAGGCCGCAATGAACGTGCCGGGATTCAGCTCTGCCCATTCCTTCTGGGTAAACAGATCTTTTGTAACGATATCGCTGTTTGCGCCGACGATAACCATGCCTTGCGGCGCAGGATACCCGATCCCGAATGCGAAACTCGCCACCCCTCGTTTTGTCATGCAGGGCCATGCCACACTCAGCTTCTCCATGCCCCCGCCCATCGTAACCGGCTCAACACCGGTGATGGTGAATGGGTTACCTTTCGTCATCCCTATCAACGTCGTGCCGCTGACGCCGAGCGCCACGATATCCTGATCGTACGTCTGCCGGTAAGCGGACGGCCAGGCATAGGGCTTGAAAGGCTCGGAGAACAGTATTTCATTACCAACGAAACCCGCTGCAATTCCATTCGCCAGGATCGTAATGCCTTTCATATCCGCTGGCGGCATATCCCAGGTGGCCGAAGGCAACACTTCGCCAAGCGCCACCGCGGAATCAGCCGCTGTATCGTTGTAGCTTGTCATTCCCGCCGGGATGGTAACCAGGTAGTGATACTCGGTTCCGGACGATGTGGTCAGCGTGCGGTAAATCCGCTTGGTCATTCCGCTGGTATTGTGTGGAGCAACCCGCTGCCATGTTCCGCCACCTGTATAGATCTGGGTTGTCCTGAGCAATATGACAATTTTTTTCGTTGCTGAATCCACGCTTGCCACGGTGAATTTGCCGTTGAGATCTTCCAGGCCTGTAGCTGAGGCAAACGCGATTTCTTCCGATGCCCTCAGGCCGAATACCGTATCGAGGGTGACCTCCACCTGTCCGGAAAGTGGCGTGTCCTTTACGGCGCCCGTCACTATTCCTGAATTTGGCGGAGCAGTGTCAAGATTTGTAAGCCCCCACGCATCATCCACCCGCCCGGTAGTTACCGCTGAGGCTGGTGATGGCCTGGATTCTTCCCCCCATTGCGTTACAAATGTATAAACATAGGCTCGTGCCGCGGATGATCCGGTTCCGCCGGCAGGTGTAACTGTCGGCTTGCTGACGGGTGGAGCCACGCCCAGCACAAAACATCCCGAAGGATAGGGCCCGGGGCCAGCAGTCGCGAGATCGAAATCCGATGTGCGCGGTTCGCCATCTCCCGTGTAATAGAAGCGTCGGGATGTACTGCCAGCAACAGGCGACTGCGCCACATCCACATCTACGTTCCAGGCCAGCCACTTCTCATTACCGTCCATCTCCATGCGGAACATCGACACGATATCCGTATCGATAACGGGAGAGAAGACCGGCAGCGGCCCATTCCTGGGGCGCAAGTCGCCCGAGGTAAGATTGCAATTAGTCGCAACCTGAGCCTGGCCGAAGCCGAGCAGCTGCTTTGCCAATCTTGGCACAAGGCCGGAAAACCCGGCGATTCTAAAAGCGCTCACTCTGTCAAAACCTCAATTTCCGGGATGTGTTGCATGCTGTTGGCCCGGCTTTTTGCCTTCACATATCGCGCGCTCTTCCGCGCGCCTCTTCACCAGGCCCGGCAGCACCTTTCTGCCCGGTCCGTATTTGAACGCCTCTATGCGCGCGCATGCTTCCGCATATCTTTCAGCATTGATCAGGTCGATCAGATTGGGCGATTTTCCAGGCCGGGCCTTTCGGCAGAATGTGGGGACGCCAACGCTGTAAGCCAGCCTGACAAAAGCTTCATACTCATGCTGATACAGCGGTACGGTGACGCAGCGCTTAACTCCCGCTGCATAAACGCCCTCGACTTCGTCAAGCAGGCGCACCAGTGAACGTACCGGTGTGGTCCGGTCGCCCATCTTGACGCCTCCAGTTGTACCGAATCCGATGGTAGGCACATCGCCGGGTACAGGGATATAAGCCTCATCCCTGTAGCCTTCGTGCACGGCGAGGCCGACAACGGTGGAAGCCGCCAGCACCAGTACCGCCACCGCAGACCGCACTTGCGTAGTGGATGGTTTGATCATATTTCGATTCCTTCAGTTTTGCCGCCGCACTCCCGTCCTTTGTGAACGAGCGTCATTTGGCATTTTCCGTAATGCAGTCAAGCTTCGCCTTTATCGTCTCTTTCAAATCTCCTGCATCTAGAGCAGCGCAGGAGGAAATTTCGGATACCGTCCCGGGCGCTGGCTTGGGCTTCGGCTTGCGCACCTCCGCTTCGCTTTCCTGGGGCAAGGAATTGATGACGAGGGGTGGTTGCTCCACCGGCTGATCTTGCGTCGGGGAAGGTGCAAGCATGGTGCACGACGCCAGAAACAGGGCTCCGAAAAGATATCTCATCGCTTCCTCCCGTGAGCCCATTGGTCAATGATCCGGTCGAGCTTCTCGTTAAACTCTCTCATCGTTTCCCGCTGCTCGACTCTTACCGATTTAAGTTCCTCGCTCAGGCGCTCATTGGTTCTTTCCTGATACAGCTCGCCCCGTTTCAGGCTTGCAATATCGTTTTGTACGGCGTTGTATGTGGCAACGCCGGATGCGAGGAGGCCGGCTACCGCGATAATGCCGCCAAAGGATAATGTGTAGGTGGACGGCCCCCGGCGTCTCTCGGCCCTTTGATTGCCATCATCATCACTCATGATCAGGCAACGACCCACAAAAACACGACTGCCAATACGACCGCGCCTGACAATATCGCCGCAGTCCATTTCGATGCTTTCAGCTTGTCGAGTAATCCGTCGGCGCCTGCCTCGGCTAATTCATGTCGTCTTTCGATCTCTTCCTTGATGCGTTTGCGCTGGAACATGGTCATGGTCTATCCTCCAAAAAAGTGTGTACCGTTTAGTAGTACGCTGGGTAGTACGTTTAGCAGGATGGGTGGAGCGAAGCGCGACCCATCAGTGCTTGTCAGACCTCACCGCCTTGATCGTGCTGGTATTTGGCTTGATGTTTCACGTGTGGTTGATGGGTTACGCTTCGCTCCACCCATCCTGCGATGTGCTTGTAAAAATGGCCGTGCTAATTCCCGGGCCAATTTAATACCTGGCCAGGCAACTGATCGGGCGGATACGGAGCAAAAAAAAAGCGGCAAAAGCCGCGTCTTGACTGAAGTGCTTGATGAATTCCGTTTTGTACTCTTAGGTACTTACCATTGAATTGCATCCAGTTGCTGTTGAGTCGGCTGATCGCCGAGTGTGCAAATCTGGTCGCACAGCTTTTGGCGCTTGCCCGTAAGCTGGCCATGCACAGGCGCGAACTGGACTGCATTGGCGATAATCCTGGCTATCAGTTCAACCTTGCTGACGCCTCGCCCGGCTGCCGCGCCGTCAATCCAGGGAGTGGGCGCACTCGAGTCCTGTAACCACGCGCGCGCTTCCGCTTCCTGTTTCGGCCAACTCCTCACTTCGTCCTCCGGGTAACCTTCCGTCTGCGCCTCGACAGCGGCCTTGTAAGCGGCATTAATGCGCACCAGTGCGGCTGCTTTCATCTGGCTGGCTGTGGGTTGAATGGCTGGGGTAGACGAGGTCGGTGGTTGCGGTGCAGCGGCAATCCATAAATCGATGAATGGCTGAAAGGTTGCTACGTTATCCAACGCCGTGTTTGGGGCTTCGTCATACTCGATATGGCCGTTAGACCCGTTCCACTGTATTGCCCGTATGCCTGCGGGCAGCGCTGTCAGGTCAACGCGCCTGAATATTCCGTCAATTCCGACAACGCCATCGTCTCTGATAACCGTCACTTCCATACTTTGCCTCCACCTTGCAACAGGGCTCGCTGCGCCGTTAAGAGCAGTGCTTGCTGCGTCTCCGCCCCCTGCTTCACCATTTCATTCCGGAACGACTCGGTAGCCGCCGCACCTTTGCGCGCTTCATTGGCCGTGTTGATCATCAGGGTGGGCATCCAGGCAATGGCGCAGCCCCAGGTGCGGTTTTCCTGCCCGGTATTTGGGTCAACGCCGTGAACTTGTATGTACCAGGGGCAGCGGTAGAGAGCAGGTTTCCCTCCTTCAACCTTAAGCTCTTCGCATTTTGCTCCCAGCGGACAGTCTGCTATGTGTACTTTCATCAGTCTTTGCTCGCTATGATCATGTCTATGTATTGCACCGTCAGATTAATAGCCGTGCCGGTGAAGATGTGGTTATGCGAACCGCCACCGCCAGAGCCGCCGCTTGTTGTATGGGGTATAGCCGCGCCCGCCGCTGTGCCGGCGCTTGGTACCAATCCACCGCCAGACGTTGGATAAATACTAAAATTATGGGTATGAGACGGTATCTGAGCCGAAGTTAGAGTCGTTGCACTGTTCCACCCAGTAACGGCTTGCGGCGCGAAGGCGGTCGTGAACTCGACTGACCCCCCCGAACCTCCACCCGCGCCGCTGACAATCCGCACTGCCTTGTTGTTGTGCGTGGTTACCTGGGTCCAGCCTGTTGGTGCCGCCGCCTGAAAAAATGACATGACGGTACCCTGTGGAATTAGAGCGGCGATCGCAGCGGGAATACCCAGTGTTGTTCTCGCCGCTGCCGCGTCGCTATCGTCCAGCAGTGTGCGGGCAAAAGAACTCAAGCCAGACAATGATGCAGTCCCCGTCCCGGTAAAATACGGCAGCGTGTCAGCGGATGTGGCTAATGCACCGAGTGCGATGAGATTTACGTTTGAAAGCGATTCCTGCAAGGCAGCGTTGGTTACCCCGGCCACAAAATAATCCCCGGCGGCCCAGGTCCGCGGAGTAGTTCCGTCCAGGCCGCGTCCGCCTGCCGCGATGGTGAGGCTATCCGCGCTGCGCGCCTCGACCTTCACGATTTCCCTGTTACCCGAAACATCCTTGAAGATGCCGTAAAAATAATCGCCAGCGCCGAGCACCGGGAAGAGAATCCCTTTGCCTGCTTCAACTGTGAAGCTTAATCCCGCGGTTCCGCCCGGCGCGGAACTGACTATGGCTTTGCCGAAATTAGAGAACTTGAGTCCCATGCTTTACCTCTTGTTTATCTTCGGGCCATGATGGATGTTCTTAGTGGAGTCCTCGCGTAGTTTTTCGCTACACGGACACCTGCCGCCGCTGTCTTGATTGCGAATTGCTGCTGGTGATATGCAGCAAGCTGGGCATTGGTATAGGGCTTCTTCGGTGACAGCATTAGCCGCAGCAGTGCCCCGTGCACAATCGCCTCGCGATACTCATTGAACTGCACGTCGTCTATTCCAGCGCTCGCTGGCGAAGGCTTTAGTGCCACGATCATGGTGAGCGCCCCCGTAGCAGTGGGCTTTGGCGCCAATATGATCGAACCTGGCCCACCCGAAATGTATTGCGGGCTGGTTCGGTTGTAGCGGTTTCTGGCGCTGATGTCCGTTTCCCCCTTGTAAGCTTCGATTTCTTCTCCATTCAGCGCCGCAAGGGTTATAGCATGCACCACTGCGTCCTCGGGGGGCGTTAAGGCATATTCCGCGATACCTGCCACTACTGAAATAGGGGAAAGCTCGATCCGCCACGCTAGCGACTGTTCACAAAACACAACGGCGGATTGGCGCAGCGCGCTATCGATCGCCGCAAAAGTGCAGCCGGGCACGTCTGGCATTACTAAATCATAGAAATCTTTCCACAGCTTCATCATGGGGCCTCTGCAGCGAACAACTGAGCGAACAACGAGGCGCGTCCGGAGTTGACATGCTCATCGTCGGTCATTTCCGCCCTGGCCGTTACATAATCGGCAACGGTCTGGACGTACTCCGCGGGGAGTGGAAAAGCATCGGCGTGTCCCTTTTCGCCATCCGGTAAATTGTCGAACTGTCCGATGAATAAATCCGGCCGCCGCTTGAGCACTTGCAACATTCCCTGGTTGGCGAATGACAGCAATGTGACGTCTGAATACCTTGCTTTTTCCGAATCGTTCAGCGGGACGCGCGCCAGGTCGACTACCGATTGATAACTGAAAGCCATCTATCGCTCCCTACTCGGCCATCTCGCGTTTGGAAAACAGCGCGATCACTTTATGCCGGAGCGCTTCTTCGTTCTGGCGCTTGTCCAGCCGTTCGTTATAGTGACGCTCGGCGTACTCAACCAACGTTTTTTTATCCATGGCATGAAAATCGACTACCGGAAGGGGTTCCTCCGCTGCTTCAGCTTGCTCGGCGAGGCCGACCACCTCATCGCTTCCATCAGATTCACCCGCAGCTTGCCAGGTATCCGTAAAGACAAGCAGGCGTTCGGCAACCTCAACGGTTACATTCCTGACATCGCCTGGCTCCCATCGCAATCCAATGCCGCTGATGCTGTCAGTCTTGATACAGTTGCCTATGTATTTAACTTGGGGCATTACTAAAGCTCCATAAAAAAAAGCGGCCAGCTTTTCAACTGGCCGCTCCCATTCACTGCGATTTTTACCTGATCCCTACCCCATCGCCCTTCACTATTGCCGTCACCTTGCCCGAGGCAAATGTTGCCGAGGACGCGGTAAGCGTAATGATCAGGTACACCGGTTTTTCGAACCGGACGGGTTGAAACGCCAGCGAAGTGCGCCCGGCATTCCTGAGCAATGTTGTGCCTGCAGGGGCAAAATAATCATCATCCGCCATGGGCCCATCTTCCGGACTCAAGGGCGAATAACCCACTTTGCATGCCATGGCGGGCGTGCCGCTGGAATCCAGGTCATCACTGACGATGTCGACGTCAGTCACATCTACACCGGCCGGAATGATGACCGGCCGGTAAACATCGCCCAAAGTGCCCGCCGCCGGCGTCACCGAGCCGTAAACCACCACGGCATTGCCATGACCACCCATGTGGCGGGGCTTGCTGCTTAAATCTGCTGCGCTAAAAGTAGCCATTCATAGCTCCTGAAAAATAACATCCAGTTACCGATACTGCTGAAACGGGGCTTATCAATCAAGCGCCCTGTTTCACAGCTATTCCTGCCTGAATCAGAGCGGTACCGCGGAATCGACCGCGATAACGCCGAAGTCTGTGGGCACCTTGGTACCTGTGCCATCATCGACCGAGAAGCGCACCTTGCTCTTTCCGCATACCTTCTCACCCATGACTTCGAGGTTGCTCTCGAAGTTGTACCAGTGCTCTTTCCAGCCGAATTGCAAGCCACTAACTCTGGTCTTGCCATAAGCGACACCAAGTGCCTGCGCGCCCAGTAACAAGCCGCGTTCCACGGCGTAGCCTGCGGTTAACGCAGCGTTCACCGCCTGGTCGGTTTCAGTGGCGGTGGCAGCGTTGCCGGCAGTGACGATCCTGGTGCTTTCGCCGGGTGTGAAACGAATGGCCCGCTCGTTCTTGATCACCAGAATGCCGTTCCACATGCCGACTTCACCGGCAAAAAGCGGGTGGCGGGTATCAAGATAGGCTGAGCGGTTTATTGCGTTCTGCTGGAAGGCGCGCAACGAACCTTCGGTCAACAGCACCGAATACTGATTTGGCGTGGCGAGAAAAATCCACATTTTGGAGGTCTGGGCTGCGCGGTCACCCGGCAGCTTTACCGATTGCAAAGGCTGATCCATATCGTCCAGGCGCTTGCGCAAAATATCCAGATGCGAGAGTTTCAGCGCGTCAGTGGACACGATCGAACCCAGTTGTTGACCTCCGGCAGCCAGGTTCGCACCGTTAACAACAAAATGCCGGTTGAAGGTAGGCGCCTTCACCGGGTTGACCATGATCTCGGCGAATTTGCTGCTGGATTGCACCGGTATCGTCCAGTCCGTTCCGGTTTGAGATCCACGTGCACCTGCCAGGTGAACCAGCGATTCCTGCGTGTCGAGCCGAGGGAAGTAGCCGGATAGTTGTGCCAGCGCGATTTCGCGCAACTGATGCTTGGTGCGCTGCTGCGACATGCTGCCGCCGGCGTCGATCACCTTGCTCGACAGATTGATCTTGATCTCCATTGAAGAGAACGAGAGCGCGTCGCCCTTGCCTTCGCGGTTGACATCTCCCATCAATGGTTCGCCGCTTACGGTGTCCACCAGATCCAGGGAAACGATATCACCCGCGGACTTCATCAGGTTGTCGATACGAACAATCGGCATTCCCGCCGTTGTCTGCCCGGCGATTTTCTCCATCGCTGCAGAAGGTTCCACCGATCCGGACAGGTTTTCGATTGCGGACGCGCCCTTCAGCGTGTTGGCCAAGAGGGCGGCGCTATAGTGTTTAACGGCGATCGAGCTACCGCTTGCTACGTTTGTTTCAGCCATTTCGTAAATCCTTAATCAAGTTCGGCTCTCAGGGCGGCGGCTTTGTGCGAGGGCATTTGCATCAACTTGCGAGCCAGTTCATGAGGACTCAGATTGTCGATCTGCTCTAGCTCGGAGGCTGGATTTGCGCCACCTTGAATATCCGATAGGGTTATGGGTTTCCTTACCGGAGCGCTCGACAGCTTTGCTTTCGCATCGGCTTTCGTTTGCTCGGGGTCGGCATTTATTTTTGGCAAGGAAGCTTCCGGCATAATCGCCCTGACACGGCGGACAACTTCATCAAACCGCTCCGAATAAGGCTTTCCAGCCCATCTGGCACTGGTTCTCAGAATCTCATCCTGCTTCAGGGCTTCATCCCACGCTTGCGGATCGCTGCTTTCCCAATGGACCAGGTCAGGGTTATTTTCCTTGGCTTCGGCAACCTGCTCCTGGACGTTCAACTGATTTGCGCGCTCGGATTCTTCCTTTTCGCGTTTCAGTTCTTCAAGCGTCTTTTCAAGCTTTTCGCCTTGCTTCCGGCTTCCTTCAAGAACCGCACTGATCGCCTGATGCAGCTCGGGCATATTCTCCCGGATAAGCTCCAGGTGCTTTGCAATCGCATCATCGGCCACGGCAACGTCTGTGCCTGTCGCGCTATCCTTCTTCTTCAGAAGCGCGTCCAGTTTTCCGGCGGCCTTGCTGTTTTCAAGTTGTGCGGCTTTTAATTGCTCGCGCAACGCCGAGTTTTCCACACGAAGTTCTTTGTGTTTCTCGTAAGGAATAATCCCCTTGCCGCTCTTGTTCAGAACGACCGGCTCATCTTCACCCGTGCTGCTGGTATCACTGCTTTCAGCTGCCTCCTCTTGCTGCTCGGGTTCATCTGCTACCGCTTGCTTGCCGAGAACCTCATCGAGACGATCCGGGTTGTTTTCCAGCAACTCGATTTGTTCCGGCGTAAGGTTTGCAATTTGTTCATCCGTCAGCTGATCTACTTCCATTACCGTTTCCTCCAGACTGCTTAACCCAGTGAGCGGGCCTGCCGGAGCAGGGGGTTGATAAAAAACTGCGGTATCGCCGTTAGCGCGTGGCATGAGCGAAAGCCAATAAAAAAAGCCGCTCTAAAGCGGCTTTAGCAGCAAAAAACGCTCCGTAGAGCGCTTTTCCTTGTTTTCCATAATGAATTACGGCTTCATCAATAAATATCGTGGCGTTGCCGACACGTCATCCACACCTCCTATATTTGGCGGATCATAAAAGTGCTTCCCATAATGATCCTTGCCGCCCAGGTACGTGCCGGTTCGCTTATGAACCGCCGAATGAGGCCGGTAGTCTGAATCCAGTTCTGGATCGACACCCAGATGGGGCGCCTGGACGGCATGTCCGACCCCACTGCCAAAGCGGTGAAAGGCATTGTTCGATTCACCTGTCCAACCCCCTCCAGCGACCTGCGCAGATGGTACGGGGCGTGCCGCGGTGAATATGTTGTTACGGACCAGGTGGCCGAGCTTATTTGCCGTTGACAGCGCATAGACGCCGGCAAATGAGCAATTCAAGAACGTGTTGTTATAAAGGTTCGAGGACTGGGGAGTATCCTTCTTGTTGCCAATGAACACGCCTACCTTGCAACCGTCAAAGATATTGCCGTACGCGGTGATATTGGCGGCATCCAGTATCATGATTCCGCAACCGCTGTTTTCCGTTGCCTCGTTACCGATAACCCTTCGGAAGTAATTCCCGTATGCGACGGTGTTATCGCAACCATGGTCGAACAGGAGGCCGTTCCCATCGGCTTGCGAAGCAACGATATCCTCGGCGTAGTTATCGAATATCCGATAGGTACCATAGAACAGGTTAAGAAATCCGGACGGACCGATCAGCCGGTAGGCTTCGTTCCGCGCAATCACATTGCTGCCGAAATCTTCCGAGAGGGAAGGTCCGAACCCGCCAATCCCCATAGCGCCGCCGAGATTGAAGGCGGCGTTGGTGTTGGTCATATCGTAAAACTTGTTGCCCGTAATCCGAATCCCAGTGTTAATTCCGTAATAAGACGGATTGCCTGTCAGCGACGGTCCCACTATTTCCATCCCGAGCGTTGCACAATCCCTGAAGATGTTGTCTGTAATAACAATATCAGCCATTTTCGATGACAGGTTTGCCCCATCCTCAAGCCGCAACTGAACCACCGCTCGACCGGCCGCACACCCCGTAAAACTATTTCCGTGGATTGTTACGCGGCTCAAAGTGCTTACCGGCAAACCGGATGCCGCTACAGTCCAGCTTATTGCCCCGCCCAGGGGTGCTCCTGATCCCCCGATGAAGCGATTATTGCTTATTGTCAGGTCTGCATAACTCTGTCCGTTCGCAGCGCTGAGGCCAACGATTGCGGCGCCGATGCCACCGTGGAACGTGCACCGCTGGATAGTTAGCCCAACCAGCGATGTCGTCGCGTACAGATACAAGCCGTTGCTTGTGTTCGCGGTGATCGTCAAGCCGTCCAGAGTCGTATGACTGCGTGTAACCGTCAAAAACACCGCTCCTGTAACCGATACTGTCATCGACCCCGGATCAGGCGCATAGTCACCGCTGATCGTTACCCTTCTGGACGCGGTTGCGCCATGATTGCCGATCGATACAGTGGACGCAATGCTGTGCGCACCGCATATATATAAGGTATCTCCAGCGGTTACGCCAGCGGCTCCCCAAACGATGGACGACCACCCGCCCCAGGCGGTGGCGTGAGAAGTTCCATCGCGTATTTCACTGTGGCTCGTATCGGGCCTTACATACCAGGTAGTCATCTGCGTTAATCTCCAACGAAGTGCACCACCCGATAATACTCGAGTGTCAGGCTATCCCCGCTATTAGCGCGCTGCCCGGTAAGTTCTACAGTGACTGGAACCGAGAAGTTAATCGCGTATGTTTCCGGTGCAACAGATCCCGCAGTGACATATACGCCATCGTACGGCTTGATCTGCCTTGCGAGCGAGTTGCGGTTCGCCAGTACAAACAACGGAGCTTCCTTGACTGACGTGGTGCGAGCGGTGCTATAAACCGTTGTGGTGCCAATCTTGATCCTGAGAATCTTGTTATTCGCGCTATTGGTAAACGTCCACACAGGTTCGATTTGCAAAACACTGTTGACTCCGAGTAATCCGGCGGGTATGTTGAATGACGCAAGCACTTCATCAACGCCGGTTAATACGCATGAGGTGGCGACAGCCGTACCTGTCAGTGTTTCGACTGGCCTGGACACAAGGGGATATACTTCGGCATCTCCCGTGCTTATTAATTCAGATTCAATCGGGGGAGTGAAATCTATCATTGTGCCCTTTCCGTACCGCATCCCACCTACCGTTTTATCGTTTTTTAGTCGAATCATATCAATGTCCTTTAAATGTCCCTTTAAATGCCCTTCAAGTATTCCGAGTATTTCGCCCTATCGATTTGCCGCAAAATCAGTTATCAGCTTTGATGCCTGCATCGGTCCGGTTTTTGTCTTGCCCGATATCCAGCCCGCGTTCTTTCGAATCCAGATCGCGGGACATGTCCACTAATGCCTGTTGCGTTTCAATCAACTGCGCCTGCAACCCGGAGACAATCTGCGCTTGTTGCTGCATCGCGGCGTCAAATCGCTGTTGCAACGCTTGGGCTTGCTGACCACTGCCAGGATTCACATTTCCCACGTTACGCAGCTGATCTGCCAGCGCATGCCGGTTCGGCACGTCGGAGAGCTCCAGCATGGCTGGATACAAAACCGCCTGGTAAGCGGGTGGAGCGGCTTGCACGATCTGGGTGAATGCGTGCAACTGCTGGGCGCGGAAGCTCGCCGTGGCAGGGATATCTTCCAGCACGACCTTGACCTGCGCCGTCGCTATGTCGTTCTCTATCGCCGGCCCGGAATCAGTCATAACCTGACGGTTGAAGTAAACGATCTTTTGCCCGGCGCCGTGTTTGACGGCCACGGATGCCGCATTGCCCAGCATGTCCTGCCTGATCAATGATAGAAGGTGTTGTCCCACCATGCGGCGGGCGTAGCGGAAATTATCGTTGGGCTCTGCCAGGACTGTCGAGCCCTGCTCTACCAGGCTATTGATGGCAACGCCGCTGCTTGCCGTCGTATCGGCCCCAAGCATCGCACGATATATTCCACCCACTTCCTCGATTCTTTTCTTTCGCTCCTGCACGAGTTGGAATACTTGCGCGGCAAGCTGGTACTCGCGCGTTATCTTGAACCCGCCCGCATTCCTGCGCTGTGCGTTCAGAACCGTCATGGATCGCAAGCTGCTGATATTTTGCGCGACTTCCTGGTACGAGTTCTGGCTGAGGTCGAGCGCATCATTATCCACCTCGACTTTTACCGAGTTCAGAACCTCATACAGCAGGATATCCAGATCGATGATCTGATCCTGGGGTCCGCGCATATCCCGAATCAGTCCATAAGGCGCCCTGCTCCGGTCTTTGCGGAAGCACCAGAAAGGAATATATGGAAAATCCGTATGTGGCAGCGGGCTTGGCACATCCATCAGTTTATGGGGTCCCAGCCAGATTGAAACGCGCATGCGCGTGAGCAGCGATTTTTGCACCTCCACCAGTCCTTGCGCTACCGCTGCCTGGTGATAAAAATTATCTTCGCGGTATTCGATCGCTTTGCCATCCGGCAGTACCAGCACATGCCCCTCCTCGAAATGCCGGTACCATAACTCCGAAAGCCGAACCATTCCCGAATTGCGGTTCAGATAATCCTCGTGACTGCGGCCCCACGTTTGCTCGGTTTCGAAGGCTCTGGCCATGCCGGTGTCGGCTCCCTCGTACACGTCCAGGTTGTTCCAGCCGCTCCAGCTGTTCTGGATGAGCTCGGCCTGATCGGGCAGCATGAGTGATGCCTGTACGCGATCAACCCATTTGTCGCGCCTTAAATAGCGCGCATCGGATAAATCCGGTTCCCTGGCTGTCCAGTCCCAGTAAATCTCGTTACGGTGTACTTCCCGCACACGGTAAGGATATTTCAGCGGATCGAATTCGCGCGAGACTTCAACCCATCCGATTCCTCCTCGAATCATGCTGGAGTACGCGTCAGACATGGCCCGATCCGCCCTGGATTCGGTTTCCGCCTCTTTAATACGTGCCGAAAGGCCTTCCGCTATCTCGGCCTGGCTCTCATCGTCCGAGGTAACCCTGTAATCCGTGCGGGTGCGCGCTTCAAGCCCCAGCACAGCATTGATCGTAGGCTTGATCAGATTCGATTCCTGAGGGGGAATGCCCGCGTCCTTCAGCCGCTGAACCACCTCTGCGCTTGTCTGCGCACCGTCGTAGTAATCGCAATCGGTATCCGAGTCAAGACGCCACTTCGGTTGCTCCCGGATATCCCGGCAAATTCTGTCGTAAGCCTCAACCGATATATCCATCGTGATAGCCGTCCCAATCATCCCCGCCACCCCTTCATGCTTACGCCGCGAGCACTGACAGCCGGCTTGTCATCCTCCACCGACACGGCAAAATACCTGAACGCATCCGCGGCGTGACTATGGTAATCGTGTAGTGGCCGGCCGCTGAACTGCCTCGATTCGGGATCAACATCAAACCGATAATGCCTCAAGCTCTGCAAGCCCTCTGCGCACTTCTGTTCATCGAAATAGCAACGATTGAATATCGTTCTCGCGGCATTGATTCCGTCAGCAATGGAAAGATTTGGCACGACCCTCACCTTGCGTCCGGCTGCGAGCATGATTTCCTCGACGCTCCGTCCTGTCGCCAGCGTTTTGGCTTTCGCGTCGTGTGGCAACCAGTCTGTACCATATATATACCCCTTGTTTTGCAGCATGCTGATGTAGTGCTGTATCGGCATTTGGTTATTGCTGTAATAATCGATCAATCTGAGTTCGTTTCCCACGGTCTGGGCAAACCATATGCTGGTGTTATCGGCCCATCCCAGATCAAAAAAGGTATGCACCTGCTTTGTTCCATCGTAAGGCACGCTGCCGATCCGTCCTTCTTCCTGGGCGAGCCTGAGTTCCTTGGCGTAGATGGCGCCGTCGAGCGTTATCCTGCAATTTCCTTCCCAGACGTTCTGGTAAGCGTCCGGATCACGCGCTTTCAGCCCATCCTTTTCCCGCAGCAAGGTATCGGGAAACCACGGGTTGTCGTTCCAGTTGATCTTTACCACTACGGCGCCAGCGGGAGGATTGATAACGAATCGCTGATGCGTCTCATCGGTTTCCAGCTCCGGATTGTAGGTAACCCATATTTCCGATCCATCTTTACGGATAGTCGGAATAAGCGTATCCCAGCTGGATTTGCTCACTGTCTGGGCTTCTTCCACCCAGACCCGGTCCACTCCCTCGAAGGACTTGATCTTTGTGACGTTATTGCGCAGGCCCGCGAATATGAATTCCGAGCCGTTGGCTCCGCGGATCATGCTGTTCTGTATTTCGTAAAAGGAACTCAAGCCGATGGAATCAATCTGTGCCTGCAGCAGGTGATGTACGGATTCAACGATAGAATTTTGAAACTCTCTCGCACACAGGATGCGCAGCGGCCTACCGGCCGCCTGTATCAGTAATGCCCTGGCGACGCCCCAGGATTTTGCCCCTCCCCGGCCGCCATATAACACTTTGTAGCGCGCCGGTTCGAACAGGAATCGGAGTTTTGCAGGAAATTCGGCTCTATGTGCAGTCATGAAGCTACTGGGTATCGGAGATTCATGATGTGCTTCCGGTTGAGCTGGTCGCCTCGGGTGTGGAGACGAAGGCCACCTCGACACTGTAAACCGATGGCTTCCTGGCCTCGGCGCCCTCGTGCGTGACCGGTGGTTTATCGCCATATTTTCTAGGCGCCAGCCTTGCGGCGTACCATTTGCGCGCATCGATCCGCAATTGCGCCCGTGCGATAACCTCTCGATCCACTACCTGCCGTCCCTTTTCATCGATATAGGTATCTTTCGAGCCATCATCGGAAATTTCGATAATTTCCTCGGCATAGGCATCCACGCAGAGCTCCTTGGCGCGCAGATATTGCCGCATGAGTTCCTCGTCCCTTGCCAGCCAGTTCCATAACACCCTCTGGCTGATGCCGACTTCGACACACATTGCCCGAGCGGATTTGCCCAACGATATGCCGGCAAAGATAGCGTCCAGCAACTCGGGCGTTCTTATTGTCGGAGCCCCCTTTTTCCTGCCTGGTTTATTGCCCGATGCCGCTGAACTGCCTTGATTCTCAGCCACGCATGGGAGTACTTCATGCTCATTTCCGCTCATGATCCAGCTGTTTCAGTATCTGTTGCATCTTCCATTGTCTTGTTACATCCTTTCAATGCCGCACGTAATTTGATTTCACACGCCCATCGCTCCTCTATCTCGGCGCGTAGTGCCCTGTTGATGGTCACGGCGTCGTCCTTAGTCGATACGCGATCGACCGCGTAGGCTGACTTGCACTCGGGCGGCGTTTTCACCACACAAGGAACAGCTATTGCTTTTTCGATTACCTGCGTCTGGATAACTGGCTTCCCGGCGCAACCGGGCAGAAAAATTGCCAACACCACAGCTGATGCCGGATTGATAAAGCGCGTCATGGATTTGATGAATAAAAATTTGATAAAAGTGGTTTTCATGGCAACCATAAGTAACGTCACATACACAATTTCCATTGAGATCAGGCAAGGCGCGGGGGCATTCATAGTCCAGTTCCATACAACGACGCGCCGCATAACGACAATCCTGATTGGCGTCAGGCAAGACGCATAGAAGTACTATGGCAACGACGAGCAACGCCGCCTGACGTCAATCTAGTCATTTTGTTGGCGCGTTTTTACGTACTCTATCTGCTCCTGGGCCACCACCTCACATTGATATTGAGGCGCTACCGGCGGAAGAACACTCGTTTTCCTTGCCCGGCGTGTATGCTTCGCTGCAACCTTCGCAGCGCCCCGCATTGCTGTTGCCGCATCTTTTTCTCTCTGGATCGACGTTTCTCTCACTGCATTCACGGCATCGCGTACGGATCGAATATCCACAGCGCATTTGTCGTTCGCTGCAGACAGCACTGCATTACTGGAGCTCAAGCGTTGTATTTCCGATGCGGCACGCCAGTTGCTAACCACGAATCCCCCACTAAAGCCAAGGGCCGCAAAAATGACAATGACTATTGCTGTGATCGCTGGACTGCTGATCAT